CATCACTAATAACATTTCTAAACTTGCCGCGATTATTGTTATTACGATACGTTGCACGACAATAATGACACCAACTATCAAATCCATTTTTCTTTTTATTATGCAAAGGAAAATATTCTGCGCTTGCAGGTTTTTCAACTTTACATCTTGTGCAAATTAACAATTCCACGCTTTTCTCGCTAAACGCAAACGACTTTTTGGGTCTTTAGCGGCTTTAGGAAACATTTTCATCTGCCCAGCGCTCCTCGCACAAAAAGATTTCCTCCTCTTGGCGTCTTTTTCTGTGCTTGGGTTTGGAGCAGGCGGCTTCAAGCCGGGCTTTCCGGGATTGGCTGCGTTGTACGAAGCCCTCCCCTTCGCGTTCAAACCACCTTTTGGATTCTTGCCTTCTGCTCTTTGCCATGCTGGTGACTTAGCCATTATGCGGCTTCCTTATTTTCCTCTATCGGTTTTAACATGGGGTAGAGGATATCTTCCCCGAAATTGCCTTCGTATTCCGTTGCCCCGAGGTGGCCGATTTTGATTGTGGGGTCAATCCAGACTTCAAACCCTTGCTCGCGGGCGCGGTCGCACAAGAGGTAGTCTTCTCCGATGTAACCTTCTGGGGTTGACTTAAAATCAAAAATAGAATGAAGATGTTTGTCGGCAGAGGCGTCATAGTATCTCCACTCAGGATGTTTATCCCGCAGAGTCTCAAGCACCTGACGCTGGATCATCATAAACCCGGTACCTACACGCTTTGCCCTGACTAGACCCATACGATCCATTGTGATGCAACCATCTGCGTCTTGGTCAAGCATAGAGTAATAGGTAGTTTGCTTTTTACGTGCGCAGGCTATACCGGCAACAATATTTTTTTCGGACGACCACGCAAGAAGCCGAATGATATCGTTTGGGTCAATAGTCATATCGGAATCTATAAACAACATATCCGTACAACCAGACTCAAAAAAGTCGCTGACCAACAGATTACGGGCACGGGATACGACAGAACAGCCGCAGATGGTACCGAGATGAAACTCAATCCCATGCTGATCGGCCATTTTGCCAAATTTAATCAAAGTTCCCGCAAGTTTTATCGAAACCTTAAAGTCGTACGATGGTATAGCGATAAAAAGTTTGCGCCCAGCCAAGTCATATGACTTTTCGTTTTGCACGAATCACCCGTAGAAGATTGTGGCGGAACCCAATGATGTAACAGCCCCATAAGGCGAAGTCTGGACAAGCAAACCTTCACCCGGCATCAAGAGATAGGTAGGTTGAGTAGCCGACGCAACAGTATTGATTGTCGCAATTACCGAACCACTCGACCCGCCATCTTTAATGACAAGGGAACCCGCAGTACCAGTTGGCACAACATAGATCGACTTAATACGGCACCGACCTATGTTGTTGGTATTTTGCGCAGTAAATTGCCCAGACGTCGTAAGGGGAACACTCGCTAGAACATCAGTCTGCATAGCAGCCCCCTACTTAGTTTTGCGTCGCGCTAGGATACTGAGAGCCATCCGAATTACGCACAACATACTGAACCGTTACAGTGGCAGTACCCGTTGTTGCAGCGGTGCCCGTACCAGCAAAAGTCGAAGTAATAAACACATCCGACGTGCCGACATTAATCCAAGTAGCCGGAGCCGCCAAAACCAGCGTAGCACGTCCGGTCGTGATATTTGCGGCAGTCGCAGTAACCGAAGCAATGGTCGTAGAACCCGCTTTGATCGTTACGGTGTTATTGGTGCCCGCGTTAAACGCCACAGTCACGTCCAGATAAACCGCCAGAATCTGCGAACCAGCGGGGATCACAAACTGATTAGCCGCCGTGGTATCTGCAAAAGTGGTGACGTTCGATTGAGCAACAACCGTGCAGCCAGTATTGCGGGTAGTAGCAGCAGTGGTACCGGTCGTGTTTTTGGTCGTGCCCAGCAGCCAAGGGCCAAGATGAGTTGCAAAACCCATAATTTTCTCCTAGTTAAAATGTAGTACCGCCATCGGTTTAGTCTGCTAGGCCAGTTGGCGGTATATAGGTTTTTTACTCCTTGTTTGGGGGGTTGTCAACGAGTTTGTTTAAGTTCTTCGAGTATTTTTTCACTCTCTGGGTACGCTCGTAACGTCTTTTCGATTTGTTCGTAGGTTAACCCGGCGTACTTAAACATATAGCCCTCAAACTTCCCCTTCTGTATAGGTTTTTCCGTTTTTAACGCCCTCCGAAGAGTAGGCATTTTTAGCCCATAATACTGCAAAGCGGACGTAAGGCTAGGAAACTCCTTATTATCGGTTAGGCAAACAATTCTTTTGGACATAAGAAGCTTCGTCTTTTCGGTGTGTTTTTTACCTTTAAATGAGGAGTACGCTCCCCGCGCAGCGGCGGCTTTTATCTTTGCTCTCCCTTCTGGGGTCAAGACCCGTGGACTTTTTTTAACCCCGCGCTGCGAATCACCTATTTTTTTACGCACTTCTTCGTTAAGGGGCTTCCCGTAGCGATAATGGTTTTCGCCCGCCCCCTTACCCTTGCGGTTTTGGCTAATCAACCGCTTTGTTTCCTCGGAGTGTGTACGTCCTTTGCGAGGGTGAGAAGCAGGGTTCTCAGACCAATTGCGAAGAGTTGTTTCCCTTATTTTTGCGATTGTTTTCGGTTGTACGGAAGGCGGCTGCATGCTCGACAATGCGGTGTTATAGCAGTTAGGCTGACCGGCAAACCGTACAAGATATGTGTCCTCGATGCGCAGCAAATCTACCTCGTCGCCTACTTCTTCGAGAATTTCGAACTCAAAAGCATCCGCCCCATACTCGTTCCACGCGGCTTGCAGTGCAGCGCAATGATGTGATTGCTTCTTGAGGTCATTCCAATGCTCCCAACGGCGTTTCTTAGGGTTACGTGCGCTCCCGATATAGAAGTGCTCCGTAGCCACATTGAGAATGCGATATATAGCTACCATATAAATCTCCTTAGTGTTAAAGATGAGTAATTATAACTAAATCGGACTTATAACGCAATACCTCGTAAAAAAGGCCACCCGAAGGTGGCCTTAGTGGGGCTAACTACTTGATTTATTACGCCGAACCGCTCGAACCCCAAACTCCAAGTGGATCGCTCCAGCCAAAGCTGTAGCGCTCGCGGCTCTTGTAGCGAACGTTTCCGGTGTCGAAATCACCGTCCATTGAATTTTGCAGCGGAGTACGGACAAAGTGCTTCAGACCGTTCGGCACGTCGGTGATCAGGAACCAGCCGTTGGTATCCGTCAGGAAGTGGTTGACGCGGTAACCTTCCGGAATCGAACCCATCGTTTTGATCGCGTTCACGTCATTGTCCGTCGTACCGACACGCAGTTCCGTCTCAAGGAGGCGGGTAGCCACGAACATCAGGTTCGGCGGGACAATCAGTTTACGCGGTTTGGCCGCGATCAGCAGACCACGCTCGTCCGTCCAAGCTGCGATCTGAATTACCGCCGCCTCAAGGGAGGTTTCGTTCAGGTCAACTTGGGTAGACGGAGTGTTGCTGTTGGTGCCGCCCGAAACCAGCGGGTGACTGGCATTGCACAGCGAAACGCCGTCGCCGCCGTTGTAACCCGTGGATTGGAAGGCATTGTTGAGAACCGAAGCCGCTTTGACTTGCTTCGTGTACGCCATAGCGCGGGCCAGAGCCTTCGTATAGCGGGACGAGAGCGAGTCATACAGGTTGTCCTCAATCGCCTCTTCAGTGATCGAGAAGCCTTGAGCGATAGTCTCGTGGTTATAACGAGCAGTCCAAGCTTCTTGCGCGTTGTCATACGCAATGGCCTGACCTTCGTTTTTCACCGGAGCCGCGCTAAAGCCTGACAGCTTGGTTTCTTCTTCAAAAGAACGCTCAGAAGTCTCAGTTTCGTAGATTTCTTTGTGTTCTTCACCATAACGAGCGTACTCCATGCCAAACAATGCGTTCAGGCCGGGGAGAAGCTCTTTCAGTAGTTGCGCACGAGAAATAGCCATGTTTTATCCCCTATTAGACGCCAGTGGCGTTTTCGTATTGATGCATGCCGAAGTTCCATTTCACGATAACTTCCGTGTAGGAACCAGCCGCGTTTGCCGTCTCCGGAACAACCGCAATAACCCGCACAGGCAGCGTGTTGGTCGTAGCAGTGGTAGCAGAAATAGCGACTTTAGAATCGCCCGTAATCGTCGAGCCAGTGTTATCGACCAGCGCCGCGTTAAAGCCAACCGCCGCCTGCGTGACGCCACTCATGGTGGTGCCAGACGAGACAACAGCAACTTTGAACAGCGTATCCGGATCGTCACACACGTACGCTTGGATATCCGAGGCGGCGGTGCCAGCCGGGAAATACTGGGCGTTGATCTTCTGATTCGTGCTCGGGTTTGTGTAGGTGCAACCAAGAAACACACCAACCGGGGTCATAGCCGAGTCAGCCGGGTCACGGTTGATGTAGCCATCCGTCAGCTTCACAGCGTCGCCGTAGAAAATCGACGTGCCGTAGCCGCTGGCGATTGCCATCAAACGGGTAGAACCAGCAAACACCTGACCACCGATCAGGTTAATAGGACGCAGCCCATAGGGTGCGCTAACCGTCGGGTAAGCCATATTTAAACTCCTAAATTATTTAGAACCACGACCAAACGATACACCGGACTTTTTCTCACTAAAGAGGGGCATCCGTTCATCGTTAGCCTTCATAAAGCTATTGTCAACGGCTTCCATTTGAGACGACGCCTGCCGCCCATAATAGGCTTCACGCTGTTTAATCATCTCAATAGGGCATTTGCACAATAGCAGCCCGCCGACCTCAACGTTGCCTTTAAAACGGCTCTGAGGATCGACATAAAGTTGCATCTCCGGATGATCTTCGGCCTTTACAGGCACCCAACCTTCACGGAATTTTGCGGAAGTATTCGTAGGGTCAACTTTCCCCATGATTGCTGTCCGTATCCACCTAAACCCATACCCCGGTTCCGGCAACGGATCGGGCAGGAGTTGAGCGGGTGTCCACTGTTTTATGCGCTGCGCTTGGTCGCGCGTTTCAATTTCACGAGTAAGACGATTTTCAGCCATTATCTGTTCTCCTGTTCAGCAAGTCTTTTAGCGTATTCTGCGTAGCGTTCCAATGGAACGTTTAATCTTTTTGCTAACTCAACTTGCGATTTACTTAAAATAATCTTTTTTGATCCGGTTGAACGCTTTGTTGGCGCTACAACGGTCGCAGATTTTTTAACTACAGGCTCCTTTTCTGAATTATCGTCAAGATTACGCTGCGTAAACACGTCAGGAAATCTTTTTTTCATGTGCGCATCTATTTGCGCATAATACTCGTCACTACGCGGGTCTACACCCGAATTGACCAATTGCTTATGGCGAACAATCGCAACGGCGGTCATCTCGTCATCGTTTCCAAACCACTGGTTTCTAGCCTGCCAGCGCAGTGTTTTCTCGTCCGGTTTGGATTGCGGTTGAACGGTTTCTTGTGTTTCTACAGCATTATCAGGTTCTTGTAAAGGGGTTAGCTTATAATTATTAGCCTTCTCCATTTTTAACTGTGCACTAGTCAAAGCTGCTTGAGCGTCGATAATTGCATCTGCATCAAACGCTTCGTGTGCTTCTTTAAAACGTCTTTTAGCAACTTCATATTCAGCTTCTGCCGCAGATTTTAAAGTACCTGCGTAAACCTGTTCTCCTGTTGAAACATACGTTTTTAGCCGTTTGTTTTCATCAATTAAGTTACGAGTTAACTGTTCTAGCTCTTCCCGTTGACGAATAGCGGCTTCTTTTGCGCGCCGTTCATCATGCCGAAGATGACTTATCTCTTTGATTCTACGACGAACTTTATCGCCGTAAGATTGAAGTTCTTCTTCCGTTACGTCTTCAACATTTTGCGCGGGAGAAAAGCCGCGATCATGTTCAGGAGTGTCGTCTATAACTTCAACATCAACATCGCCTTCTACCTCAAAATCGACTGTTTCTTTCCTTTCAGAAGCGTCTTTTGGTGCTTGAACTTCTTCTTTTTCATCGGGAAATTGATACCCTTCTTTTTCAGCAGCCATACAACCCCCTTATTTGCGACGGATACCGCGAGGATCGTCAACCACACCCTCTACCGTATCGTCGTTGATGATGCGAAATTCGCGCCCTTGAATATCCAGACGAGTTCCAGAATTGGAGCGAACGATAATAAAATCACCTTCTTTACACCACGGCCCTGAAGGAAAACGCTTCTCGTCTTTGTACGCATCAGGCCCAAGCGCAACAACAAAGAGCACCGTAGTTAAAATCTCTTCGTGCTGCATGGTAACGTCTGCTTTGACGATTCCGTTGTCAAACTTATCCTCTATGTCCGGAATAGCACACAGGATATGAAACCCGGAGGGTCTTGGTAGTTGCCTGCCACGTTGTTCCAGCGGTATTTCTTCTTCCACTGTTGCTGTCCGGTATCTGGTGGGATCGTCCGGATCAAGGCCAATCAAAATATCACTCATCCGCATTTGTCTCCAAATGTTGTATAAGGTCATTAATGTGACGCTCTGCAAGGGCTAGACCTTTAATAACCCCACAGAGATGTTGATACTCTTCAAAGCTTTTACAGATGCCGTTAGCGAGGTCATCTGCGTAGTTGTTCATATCTACGCGCAATTTTTTGTTCAGTGCATCCGCAAATTGCGTATAAGGAAGCATTATTTCTCCTTAACTTTTTGTTGTTTTTGATTTGCAAGCTGTTCACGATGCTTCGTAAGGTCATGCGTTTTGTCCGCATGATGCTTTGCAATATCAACGCCCATGCGCAAACCTTCCTTCTTATCCTCACGCTCTGCCTGATCTTTAGCTTTGGCAATATCCACACCAACCTTAAGACCTTCCAACTTGAGACGCTCTTCGTTGACTTGTGCGTCTTTCTGATCTTTTGCCGCTTTGCGCTGAACTTCAGCCTCTTTGATCTGAAGTTCCTTCTGTTGCATCTGAATCAACGGGTCTTGCATCTGTTGCTGTGCCTGTTGTTGCGCAACCATTGCGCGGCTTTGAGCCAAAACTTTCGGTGCGGCTTCAGCCAATAGTTGCGAAAGTTGGTATTCCATATCCGGCGGTAGCCCGTCTTTGGAATCCGGCAATGCAGCCCCCAGCGCTTCAGATATTTTGTTGCGGTAAGCAAAGCCTACATGTTCGGATATGTGTGCCATCATAGCGGCTTGAATAGCTTGTGCTTGTGGGTTTTGCCCGACTAGCTGCTGAATAAGAGGGTCTTGTGCCGCCATGTTGTGAACGGCAATATGCGCTTCGTGATCCTGATACGCAAAAGCCCTAACCGGTTTACCTGCAAGAACGTTTTGATTTTCCTGTACCGGGTCAATCGGCTTCATATCATCAACTGTAGGGATTAGCTTGTCGATATTCTTTAGCCCCAATACGTGCAACATCTGCCTGTGCAACTCCGGCAAATCGTAAATCTGCGGTGCTGTACCAGACAATTGCAAAACCGCTTGATACTGAACAATCCGCTGGCTCATTGTTGCGGCATTGGGGTCAGACACCGGCACAATCTCCAAATGCCGATAGTCTTCGTACTTTGCTTTGCGCCCCTGCGCCGCATCCACGTCATACGGATATTCTTCGTTTGCAGGAGAATCCTCCCGCACAAGCTCCGCAATAAGCTGCAACTCCTGTTTGAACGCGTAGTGCACACGCGCTTGCACTGCGCTCATAACTTTCAGCGTACGCTCCAACAGCGCCAACGTCGTACCCACAGGCGCTTGCGACGACATATCAGAAACCTTCAAATCCGCCGTAGCTGCAAACCTGCGTCCTTCGTCAACTATCTTATCCAAAAGGTTGGACAGCACAATGCTCGGCTCTTTGTACGGAAGCGGCAGGATGTTGTCGCGTATTGCGCCACTGGGTAGATCAACGTCACGAAACTCACCCGGAGCAATCGGCGTGTCATCTCCTTTAATGCGCAACCCGCGAGATTTCAACCCGCCCGGAAGATTAGACAGTGTGCCTGCGTCAACAAGCTGACGAATAATACTTGTCGCGCTCTTAGCAAATCCGCCAATTAGATGGAACAGGCCAAAGCCATAAGCACCAAATCCCGGAACGTATTGGTAATGAACGTAATGAACGCGCTTTTGTTTTAGCTCATCGTCTTCTTTCCAGTTCCGACGAATCGCCAGCACCGTGTTGGTGCCTTCAACGTATGTGACAATATACGGAAGTGCGATGCCTGTTGGCTCCCCGTTTTTATCTTTATCTTCAAACCCGGGCAAGTCCAGATCAACGCAGCACTCGTTAATGATATAGCGATTGTCGTTGATAGCGGAGAAGCCCGTCTCGGCATCTTTGCGCTTCTGAATATCCGAAGTCTGCTTGGGCGGCTCCCCCATATCAACATCAAGCCAGAACCCGCTATGCTGAAGAACCGCAACCTCGTTCTTGTTCTTGCGCATACGGTGTGTGATGCGCGGACAAGTCAAAAGCTCGGACGTACCGTACGGCAGAATGATATCTTCGGCAGGCACAAACACCGAGGTCTGCCGTCCAAGTGAGGGGTCTTTATAAACTTTCTTGAATGCCGACCCCGCTGCGGGGAGACTCCACAACATGCGTTCGTGTTCAGGACGAAACTCAACCATATTCTCGGTAAGCTGCCAGTTTAGATCATCCGCCACGCGTGAAGCAGCGTCTTCCTTCTTGCGCGTTTGCTTGCCGATAATCTTGGTCTTTGCTGGCCCCGCTGCGGGGAACGTCTCCATGATTGCCTCAGACTGAAAGCGCACAACAGCCTCTGTAATCATTGGATGAAACACACCGCAAGCTCCGGGCCAAGGCTCCGAGCGTTGCTCGTACTTAAGACCGAGCAACTGGATACCTTCTTTCATCATCGACTCCCAATCCTTGCGGGAATCAACGTCGTTGCGGACATCAGACGCCAACTCAGAGATGAGCATCTCCATCTCACGCGCATCCATATACTCAGCAAGGTTAGCGCCAAAGTCTTCTGCTGTTTCCGGCTCCGGCGTGAGGCTGATCTCCACACCGTCGATACCGATGTTAACCTCTTCAGGATCAACAATTTCAATTTCAACAGCAGGTTCATCGCCCATGCTGCCAAGCCCCTGCGGGGCTTCGTACAGTGCTTTGTCGATTGCCATAATTTATTTCTTTCTTTGTTTGGGCCAGTATTGCAATTGAATTTTTTTCACTGGAAATTTTTCCCCAGCCTTTATACAAGCGCGGATGAAGGCACGTTCACGGTAATTAGGACGTCCACAGGACATGATAAAAGTCTCGGACACATCTCTTTTGCTGTGCTTGCGCTGGCGAGTAAGCTTAACCGTATACCTCTCATTGACGTAGTATATAGCCCTACGAACCTCCATCATACGCGACATTACTTGATACAGTTTACCCACATAAGTGACGCTGCTCATAAAACCTACTAGTAATAAGCCCGATAGCGCGACGACCTGAATAGTTTGGGCGGGTCTGGTTCATCCAGATTAGTCCCCACAAAGCCGCCTTGCCGGAATCTCAAAAGTGCCTGCGTTGTTGAGTCCACGAAGTCATCGTGTTCGCCAACAGGAAACGCCGCCAACTCCTCAACAACATCTTGTGCCCATCGTGTGTCCGGTGCCCACACCCGTCCGCTGGCAAACAAATCTGCAACCGCATTAACCCGCACCGTCTTGTCATTACCACGACTGGGGGAAAACTCCTGCACCGGTATGCCTGACATGCGAAGCTCTTGCAGCAGCGGTGCCCCGGCTGCTTTTTTCTCAACAATGAACGCGTCTGGATTCCACTCTTTATAATGCTTTAACGCAACCTCTTTAAGCTCGGGAAACTCCATATGATCTTTAAACGCATCCAATAGTATCAGATGCGGCACATTTTTTTCTTCCTCGTTATACCAGACGCCCCACGTTGTACAGGCGCTGTAGTCAGCCGAGGTCTTAGCCTCAAACGCCGTATCCCACGACTGAATGACATACTCGCATCGCGGCGCTGTATTGGCTTCCCACACCCGCCACATCTCGCGTTTGATAATAGCGATGCTGTCAGAGGTTGGCTCCTGCTGGTACTGCGCATTCCAGAATCGCGGATCAAGCGACGCTTTGGTTTTCAACAACTCTTCCAACGGCCACTTCTCAGGCCACAGTGCTTTACCTGACGGCAAGATAGCGGGTAGCTCAATAACCTCCCATTGATCAGCGTCGGGGTTCTTGATCTGGTAGTCGAGCAGTTTGGCGGTCAAGTCAAGTTGCCCCCACCGCGTCATCACCACGATCACCGAGCCACCCCACATCAAACGCTGACGGGGGCCGGTCTGATACCAACTCCACGCCTGTTCAAACGGCAGCTTGGAGCCAGATTTCAAATCCTGTTCCGAGTGTGGGTCATCAATTACAAGCAAGTTAGCGCCGCGACCAGCCAGCGCACCACCCACACCCACCGCATAGTACTTGCCACCGTTTGCCGTATTCCAAGAACCCGCGCTTTTGGAATCCGCGCTTAGCGCTGTATCTGTAAACACTTCTTTATATTCAGCCGAGCCAATCAAGTTCCGCACCCTACGGCCAAAATCCTCGGACAGAGACGAAGTATGCGTAGCCATGATGATCTGATCAGAGGGTCTATGCCCTAGCCACCACGCAGGCAAAAGAAACGAAGTCAGTTCTGATTTGCCGTGGCGCGGCGCAATATTGATGATCACGCGTTTCTTTTTACCATCAAGCACTTCCTTAAAAAGCTTTGCCATCACCTTGTGGTGCGCGCCAACGGAGTAGTTGGGGTAGACTTTTTTGGCAAACTCAACAAGTGAAGCGCGAGCAGCGGCAACCTCAAGGCGTTTTATTTTTTCGCCAAGCAGCGTGTTTAATTCTTCTTTTTGCTCACGCGGCAGCGTCATTTAATTCTTCGTTTATCTCATCAATAACGGTTTCGCTTTTTCCTTCAACAACCTGCATCAACTCCATATACTTGTCCATGCGGGCTTTAATTTCCTGCTCAAGCTCTTGGTCGCTCATTGAAGTCTTTTTAACTTCAACGCGTTCTGTAAATAGCGCCACCTCCGTAACCTTACCAAGCAACTCCACAGCGCGGAGTCTGATTTTTGCTTCGGGATGCTTTGTTTCTTCAAGTAGCTGCGCAATGCAGTAGCCGCGAAGTTCTTTAGCTTGTTCTACAAAAGCCCAATCGTACGCGGTTAACATACCCACAAGGTGCTGAACTGCTTTGGGAACAGACACTTTTGTGAGCGCTTGCTGTTGGGTTTGCGCATCCAGTGGGATTGTTAAAGCTGCGAAGGCGCTTTGTGCGGCGCGGCTTTGCGCTTCGGTTATCGTTGCGTCGTCATCGAAGCCAAGTTCTTTTAACCACTCGGACGTATTGACTTTTCCATCAACGATGTCTGCGGGGTCAGCTTTGCTGTCCGGAATAAACTTGGTCGATTCTGACAGCACACTAGGCGCATAGTCAGCGTCTTCAAGCTTAATCAAATTGTCAAACATAGGGCGCGCTTAAAAGCGTAAAAGTATTTGCTTTTTATCAGAATAGTTTATAAACTACAAGCTCCTCCGTTGTGGAACGCCTGCAAAGGCGTCTTGTGGCCCCGTCTCCCGGGGCCACTTTTTTGACATAGTGTGTATAATTTTTTACAGAAATTTTTTTAAGTTGTGTAGTAAAAAATTAGGCAGCGGGGTGGCGTGGTGGCGATGCGGTTTAGAAATAGTGTTTTAGTCTCGC